CCGCGACATCGCTTCCTCGATTTCCGAGAACTTCGCGATTTTTCGCCGGAGCAACGCGCGAGCGTTAAGCAGGTGTTCCTGTTCCATCTCGTCGATGCGGACAATGCCGTTGTCGCGCGTCCTCCAAAAATAGAGATGGGGTGAAGCGGCTTCGCCCAACGAATTGTCGCGACCGCTGCCCCCGCCGCCCCCGGCTCCGACGCAGGTGACATGAACTGCGGACGCCCCCTTCGGTTTGGTCCAGGTGTTGGCCTTTCGGCGACGACGGCCAATTATTTTTTTGGTCTTGGTCTTGGTCTTTTTCATTTTAGTCTTATTCCCAGGCGGGCACGCAGCCAAACTTATGAAATGCGCGGCAGACTCGAAAATGCGTCTCGACGCAGCCGCGCGGTGCCTCGTCCTGATGAACGATGTTTCCCCGCTCCCGCTTATCCCAGTCGTATTCCCACACGATGGTTTCGTTGTAGCGCCGCGGCCCCTCCGCGGCCGACGAGTCGCGCTCAATGGTGGACACCATAAAACACTTGCCTTCGTGGGTTACATACGACTGAATGACTCGTGCATTTTCCAGCGGGTATTTGTAGATTGTCGTTCTCATTGGTCGTTGTCCTGGATAAAGCGGTTGGTGGCCTCGGCGGTCTTTCGCTTGCGGTCCGCGCGCTTGGCCGCAGCACGTTCCCGGTCACGCTTGCGCTTGCGGTCCGCGCGGGCGTTCATGGCGATGATGGTCGAGAGTGAAAACATATTCTGCCTTTACCAGTGCCACTACGTGGGTCATTTGTCAACTCAAACTTCGCCCAGGCAGACTAAAACTTTGTTCGCGGACACACCAAAACATCCGGCGCCCAGACTCTCGTCGCCCAGGTAGGCCCGCATCTTCGCAGACCGGGGGCAGCCAGCCTTGATGCAGTTTTTTCGGGCGGCGGCGATGGACACGCCGTAGCCGTAGTAGCCGGGACCGACGACAATAAACGTGTCAGCCGCCGAAAGGTTTTCCAGGTTTTGGAACTGGATTTGGGATTGGTTGTCCTTATGGGTGATTGTCAGAGTTAGGTCTTTTCTCATTGACCCCACTCTCGCACACCGATGCCCGAGCGTCAAGCGGCACCGCAACAAAAAAGCGCCAGCCGCACGCCTTGCATTCTGCGTCGAGGTGCGGCGTCTCGCAAAGGGCGCAAGTGTGAACGACCCGATAATACGGGTGCTTGCACCTGGGATTTGGGCACTCAGCCTTTGGCGCCGGCATGGGGGAAACACCTTACTGGTCAAATGAGCATTTTGACCCACTTCTTTGGTATGTCACTACGTGGGAATTTATCACGGTCCTGGGCGTTGGACTGGTTATCGGCTTCGGACTCATGAGCGCGCTCATCTCCTACCGTCGGCGGAAATAACTCATATTTCGTAATCCGCGGGGGGAAAAGTAGCCGGTAACCCGGCCCGGCGACGGGCAGTTCGGACCCTGTGACAGTTGGCACACACAAGGTCGCATTTGGCTATTTCCGCCATAACTTGTTTTGGACCGCTGCGCTTTGACGTTACCATTTGCGACACGTTTCGAACCTTGTCCTGAAGGTGGTCATACTCCATCACCGCAGTCGGGAAGACCCCATGACAATCCACACACGGCGCCTTTTTTAGTGCCTGGACCAAGGCACGCTTTTCCTGCACCCGGCGCGCCGCATAAGGTTTGCCCCACCGGTGCCACACCTCCCGCCCACGAGCGCGGCGTTCCTCGGGCGACAGTTTAGCCCACCTCGCTCTGTATGCCGCAGACCTACGGGCCTTCTCTCTGGCATACCGGGCTCTGTCACGCTCCCGCTCCGATTCTAAAGTTCTCACCACCTAAGAAGTGGGGGAAAATTAGAAATTGTCAATCCCCCAAATCCCGCGCGGGCATTTTTTCATAAAACCGTCGAACTTGTGTGAGCGACTTCCCCTCCCCAGCCCGCCCCCGCGGCCGGCCCCCGAAATTCGTTAAAAGGTGGCACGATTTATTCTTCTCCGCGCAACATCATGAGTCACAAGGACCTAGGACCACACAACGAGGTGTCCAGTTCCTAGGCGCTAGGTCCGAGGAACTAGGCAAGAGTTGCCTAGTGTGTCTCGTTGCGAGACAGGACACTTTCGCACTGGGCAACCTGTTGCTACGCAATGGGGTGCGAGGTGTGCTATTTTGGCACACCAGGAGTGGGTCAAAATGGCACACAGTGTCGCAATCGGGGGGCGCGCTCGCGCTCGGTTCGCTCAGTGAGACATCCTGACTCATACGGACCAATCCAGTATAACAAACCCACGATACACACATTGCAACCTATTGTGCTCCAGGCTGTAACGATACACCTCCGAAGGAGATAGAAGGCGTATAACCTGCGCCATTCTGGCACTATCTTTGGCTTGATACTTTGGCCCGTTATGAAACGGTTCGTCCACTTCAACAACAATACGACGTTGGTCATCATAACCATCTAATCTACAACGAAATCCAGACCATTGAATCTCAAACTCGCGGCGCAATCGCCAATCGTTCTCGAATTCAAGGCGTCTTAGAATTGGTTCTATTGAGATTTGTCTCATCAGTCACATGGGCAACTTCGTCGGCAAGCTCTCGCACGATTACGTCGGCCGGCTTGGTCGAGTTGCCGGGCGAATTCAGTGACGCAATCACAGCCGCGTGCAGCGCGCTTGCGTTCATCTCGTCCGGTTCGGTGTCGCGCTGCGCGCGGTCGGTCGCGGTGTCGCCAAGCGCAGCGTAGGTCATGCTGTGCGCCTTCTCGGCTGCCGCGGCGAGGTCAGTGAAGAACCGAGCAGACACATGGCGCACACCGTTCTTGCCTTGTGCCGTAATCTCTGCGCAAATCTCCTCGTCTGTCATTCCACTGAAACGGGTTATGACTCGGTCAATCAGCGACCGAACGCGGTGACCCTGCACAAAACACAAGGCTCGGTTCTGGGCACGCTCAAAGTCGCCTGGGCGCCCAGACTTGGCCATCAACGTAATGCGCTGAATCTTAACGTTCCAGCCCTCAGCGTCCGCAAGCTTCTGCACTATCTCGGGGTCAAGCTCGAGCGCTGCCGCGGTCTTCTCAACATCCCCAATCAGAGCGATATACGTGAGCAGGATTTGGCTCACGTCAAGCTTGTTCTTGTTCAGGTGCATCAAAGACCCTTGCGCTTCAAATCCTTGTTCTCGGTCCACCAAGCCTCGCGCTTCTGCTTGCGCAACAGTTTCTTCGCCGCAGTGTTAAGCTTCTGCGCAGCATGGGGCGCAGCCTTGAACAATTCCTTTTCGATGTCTTTCGGTTCCACGTCTAAGAGGTGCGCAGCAAAAGCCATATGTCAACCTGGGGACCCCGAAAAAGATAGCATAGGGGTGGGCGATGACCTCGGACCAAGTCACGGGGACCTAGACATGGTGTATACTATAAAGAGGTTCTGGGCTTTCCAAGTCCTTATCTATTATATATTTATAAATAAATTCAATATAAGGTTTTGATAGGTGAAGTGTCAGAAAAACACGTGGCCCAGAAGCTCTTGGTAGTCTACACCAAGTCCAGACCGGCTTGACAAACTCGAAAAACCCCACACTGGGAAGGGTGCATGAATTATTCGAAAACCCAGTGGGCGCCACGTCCAGCTACCACAGCGGCCCGCGCGCGGCGCGTCACCGTGGTGGGACCGGACAACGTGCGACACACCGACACCTACACCAAGGTGGTTGGGAGCCTTTGCTACGCCTATCGTATAGCCGAATCAGATACCATCGCAACCCAAGACTGGAAGCGACCGGGCAATGTGTATCTTTGGAGCGCCTCGCCGGGTCAGCCCATGCGGCTGCTCTGTCTGCTCGCGCCACCTGAAAACAAACACCACAGCTTCATGCCGTGAGCCGTCGCAATCGGGACAGGAGTCGGGAACGCCAGCGCGGTATAAATCGGACCATCCTGAATGGTCAGATACGGCGTCTACATTACAAATGGCGACAGTGGGATATGTGCGTTCGAACGGGCGGACCAGTCGAGACGGAGTTTGAATTGTTCAACGAGCTGAAGTCCACGCTCATTTCCCAGGTTGCAGACTTCAAGGACCGGGACGCGTGGCTCGCGAAAATCGACTCGGCATGTGGACCTGCGCCGGAGCGCAAGCCACGAGCACCTCGGGCCGTTGTCGCGCGGACCGATGTCATTAGTCACGAGGCACGCATTCCGTTGTGGGCTGGTCCGAATGGTGATGAAACGTTGAAGCGCGTGGTTGGTGTGGCGTGGTGCCCCAAGGTAGGACGTTGGGCTATTCGCATTCGCACGCGCTTGGGTGAGTATATCGACACGCACACCGACGGCATCTCGTTGTTCGACTTGGCGTATCTGACCGACCATTTCAAGTGCATCATGATGGTGGGAGCGTATGACCCGCTTAGCCTGGAGATAGATAAATCTGTGGGCGGCGGCTTTTTGTCTCCGCGTCCCGGCATGCGTAAATCTGCCTGGAACGACTACGAAAACGCCCAAGAGAAACTCGAATGCGGGGGCCTTAGTATCGAACACGACCATGAAATGTTTGGGCACCTGCATACCAATCTGGCCGACTGGTTTTCCCGAGTAATTAGGAATGAGGGCTATAAGAGCCGTGGCTTTATCACCACGGTTCATGCAATGCCGCGTCACTCGTCCATCGTCAAGCAAGTGGACAAAATGATGGGGCCTTCACTTAAGCCCTCTTGACATTTGGACAAAATCCTACACTGGGAAGAGTGGACATGAATGAAATCGCTACCATCCTATTTTTCCTCTTGGGCCTAATCGCTGGTGGTCTGCTGTGTCGCCGTGGGCCGAAAGGCGAACCCGGTGACTGTGGAATTCCTGGACCTCAGGGGCCGCGCGGTTATGACGGTGGCGAGTGGCCGGCTGGACCGACTGGACCGCGTGGTCTGACCAACGCTGATGACCGATGACGTATGAGCGACGAACTAAAAGGGCCACCGCCTCCGGGGCCAATAGCCCCAATCTTCAACGACTCGATGAGCCAAGTCGAGCGACACCGCCGAGCGCTGAGAGCGAAGGCGGATGCAATCACGAGTCCGGAAGCGCGGGAAAACGTGACGAGCGCTGCGGCAGCGTTCGGCCAGCAATACGGAAAAGTTCCCGGCAAGCGGCTCCCGCCAGTCGCATCATCGCCTACCAAAAGCGTGGCGACGAGGCCGACGCCGACTGGCGTCCAATTTACGACACCAATAACCAAACAGACCAACAAACCAATGGCTAAGCCACAAACCAATCTAATCGTGCCCGTCAACGCTATGGGACGGCCCGTCGAGGACACGCGTCCACAACCCGAGCCGGCTAAACTTTCCTTTTCGCCGGCGCCGGATGGCACGTTCGTCAAAATCGCGGACCGGCCGCGTCCGAAAAATCATCCGGCCAACCAGCCATGGACCCAGAAATTTTTGGCCACGCACAACAACGAGCCCTTCGCCATCGCCAAGGACCAGCCCGTTGCGGAGCTGCTGGCCAACGCTATCAACGTGTATTTTCATGCGCTTATGCAACGCCAAGCGGAGGCGCAAGCCCGCGCCGCTGCGGAGCAGGCCGCGGAGAGTGATGCAACGGTATTCGATACGATACCTGATGGTGACACGACGCTGGACCCGCAGGAAGTCGATGCCATTGTTGGCGTGCCGGCCTCTGCGGTTGGTGTTGACCCGGACGTGGAGCGCTTATGAACCTGACGCTTGACCATTCGGAATACGGCTTCGGCGAAAACTATGTGGACGTGCCCGGCATGGGCCGAACGGGTCCCAGTTTTTATCGCATGGAAGTGCTGCGTGACATCGTCAACGAACGCTTGCGTCAGGATGAGCTGAAGGCCGCGGGCAAATTCAAATCGACGTGTGCGGACAATGACATTGACGACGGCATCAAGGCCGCGGTGTTGACCGAGGAAACCGGTGAGGTGTCGCGCGTCATCTGTGAATACGTCCAGGGCAAACTCACCGGCGAGGAAGCCGACGCGCAGTTGTATACTGAGCTGGTCCAGGTGGCCGCGGTTGCAACCGCGTGGTGCGAGTGCATTCGCGTCGCTCAAGAGAAGCGCAAGGTCCGCGCAGCGAAAGACGCTGAGGATGTTGCTCGAGCGGCTGTGCGCTATCCCATCGGCATGCGCGTGCGTAATGTGTATCGGTCGGAAATTGCCGGCATCGTAATTGGTATTACCCCGCTCGGGAATGTCGAAGTTCATCAAGACTACCAGACCGACTCCCCCAGCGGAATTATTCTGCCCTCTCGTCGAGACTATCACCCGGACAGCCTGCGACCTGAGCTGCCGTCCGAACATCCCGCATTCTATGTCCGAGAATAAATCAATTCGCGTGCGCAGCGGGCTTTCGTTTTCGACCGCGCTGTTCTTGGTGTTCCTAGTGCTGAAACTAACCGGCGTCATCAATTGGTCGTGGTGGTTTGTCACGGCGCCCTTGTGGTTCGGGTGGGCGTGTGTCCTGGTCATTCCGTTGTTGGTTCTCGCGTTCGGCGCGGTGCTTACCGCCGGGGTGTTCCTCATGACATTCATTTTCCATCTGTTCAAGCGGCGACAATGAGAACCACGCAGCAAATCATGGACGCCATTGGTTACGACCGCGGCGTGTGTTGTGGTCATGGCGACTACCAAGACCTGCCCGCGCGCGTGACGCCGGAGATAGTCACCGAAATTCGACGCGAGGCATTGCTGTGGGCCGTGGAGCAAATTGTTCCGGGCGGCAACACCCTTCTGGCACGGGAACGAATTATCCGGCGAGCGCAATCAGTATGAACCGCACAATCAAATCCGGCCAGCGCGGCAGCAACCGCAGCTTCGGACTCGAAGGCGCCGGAAAAGGCGATGGCGACAGAACAACGGACACGACTGCGTATAACGCGCGGCTCGCGGAGATAAATTTTTCGCGGCGTCATCCGCGCGACGACGGTTGGACCAAAACAAAACGTGGCTGGGTCAAATCTTATGGACTACAAAGTAGCGCCGCGCCTGTGCCGGTTTAAGCTGGGCCGGCACAACGTCCAAGTGTATTGGACCGCGGGCTGGGTGTGGTGCCGTCGCGATGGTCCGCATGACATCGCCGGCGTGACGGCTCGCGCGTGGTTTGTTGGGCGGTTCTGCATCGCCTGCTTATCGATGCCGTGACCATGGAATGCGCCGACCCGCTAGCAATTAAGGCGCTGCCCATCCCGAGCGCGCAGCGCGTTGACGTGTTCGTGGCCACGCCTGACGAATACCTTGAGGCCACCTGGACGCGCTACGGCGGCACGTCGCGCTTTCATTATCCGGGCGGCGGCATGAACACCGACTTCGCAGCCTTCTGCGGTGTCGCGCTGTTCGAGTTGTTTAGCCCGCCCAACATCTCGGCCGAACACTTTGCGCTGGTGCAACCCTTTTTTACGCGTGCGGGCGGCGAAGCAAACGTTTTCGAATTTGATGTGGTCCGGCGCATTTTTGTGCGACGCGATGAAGCGTGGTTTGACGGGAGAGTGGTTTCATCATGAACGCGCAATTTCTTGGCAAGTGGTTCCGAACGTTTCGTTGCAACTCGTGTCTTTCTCCGCTGAATCGTCGAGAAGTTTTTTACACCCACGGCGTCTGCCCGCACTGCGGCGCGGTTTCGGACGGCACAATCACGGGCCATTTAGTTGAGGCAGTGGCGCCGATATTCGCGCGGGACCTGAATTGGTTCGAGCGGCTCACCGGGCTGGACTTGCGGAAGGCCATCGGTCTTCACCGCAAGCATTAAGTAATTCCCCTAGACTTTGTCCCGTAGCAATTGGGCTTGCGCGCGGTGTCCGCCGGGTATATGTTGTGGCGTCGGTAAGATAACAACAAACTGATTAGCAACAACTTATGAGCCGCAAACACTTCGAAGCCCTAGCCGAAAACCTCCGCGCCGCGAAAATCGCCGCGGTCAACGCCGACCGCCGTGTGTTCAGTGACGGCAGCCCGGGAACCCACGTCGCGCTGGTTGACGCGCTCATTCAGGACATGGCCGAGATGTGCGACCGGTTCAACGAAAACTTCGACTCGGGTCGGTTTGTGTCAGCCTGCAACAAAATCTAATCTCTCCACACCTCACCCACCTCCTGGGGCCACGGATGGCCCCACCTCTTAAATGAAAAATTCATTCAGCAAAAAAGACATCGGGGCGGCGGTTGTGTTCGCGGGCTTCGACGGCGGCAGCTACAGCGCCACCATCGTCAACGCGGAGCCGCAGTATGTGACTATCAAGTATTTTCCTGTCAGCTCTCAGCCGGTGTTCACCATGGTCGTGCGCGCGGACTGGCACCGGTTGACCCGGTTCGGAAATGCTCTTTTCCTCGAAGTCGAAGCGCCTACCCACGAGGTGAGTCTGTGAACGTCCACACCGTCTCCCTTTTCTTCACCGACGCCGCGGATGCTGAGTGGTTCGCCAAGTGCGCCGCGGCCAGCGTCAAAACTCGCGCACGCCTGGACGCCTGCCGCGCGGGCATCATGCAGGACAGCCTATCAAAAGCCTATCAGGTCGTGCGCGACAGTTTCCCCGTCGGCCATCGACACGTCCGAGCGGCAGCGGAAACGCCAATCGAATACGCGGCCTGGGAAACCGACGGCGGCACGACGGCCGAACAAAACGAAGCGAGGTTTGCGTGATGAAACAACGACAATTCGACACGCCACAGAACCACATCAACGCCTTCACCGCGTCGGTCTGCGCCGTCATCAGCGTCGCCTGCCTGATAGTTACCGCCTCGCAAGGCAATGTAATCTTCGCTGCGCTGTTCTTGATGATACTGCTGCAATCGGCGCGCGACCTGTGTAACGAATACGACCCATGAAAACAAACGAATCACTACCTACCAAACGCGGAAAAATTAACGGCTACAGCCACTCCAAGGCTGACGCCAAGGCGGACCGTAAGCGGCTCGATGCCCAGGCGCGCGACCAAGCGCATGCGGACCTGACGCCGGCGCAAAAGCTGGCCAAGTGTCGTGCGCGCCGCGGCTGCTCCGACCGTGAGGTGAAGCGCTTAACTGGGGCTTGACAGCATGCCCGACCGGTGCGATATTACGCCATGAAGAAACTGCTTCGTGAGTTGAAAATGTCGCCCGGTTGGTCGGTCGCCTTCGCCTTCCTCGGCCTGGGCATCGTGCTGAAGTTCGTGGTGTTGGTGATGGTCATCCTGGGAGTAAACTGATATGAACTATTCGATTGTTTGGAAAATACGGGAGGGTGGATTTGTCACCTTCCGCCGGGAGCTGGAGGACATGAAATCCCTCGAACACGCGCTGGAGGTTTTTCGGCGTGAGGAACCCGACGCGTATGTTGTTCGTGCGTATGTCCACGAACCCATTGACCCGGCTCTGCTCGCCGGGCTGTGGCAGCGCCTCGACCAGAAGGCTGTTGCGGATGGCTGGCGTTCCACCGGAGACTAGCACCATGAACAAGTTCACCCACAAAATCGAGTTTACTTTTGGCATCGGCCTTGACAAAGACTTCCGGCGCATCCCGCGCGAGGTTGCCGTGGTGCAGTTGGAGTGCATCCGCACGGCAGCGCTGGACCTGTTTGGCGGATGCACCCAAATTACAGGCACCGGCGCGTGGCGCGATGACGAATTCATGGCTAACGGCCGAACCTGGGTGGAGGACAATTGCACGCTGGTCGTCCTGACGGACCTCGAGTGGAACCGCTCCGCGGTGGCCATACTCGCGGAGCGCATCAAGGTTTTGCTTGACCAAGCGGCTGTGCTGGTCACCTACACGCATATCACGGGGGAAATGCTGTGAGGCTGGACTTTCACCGGGACATCTACCTGCCGGCGGAGCTGGTCGCCCATGTCCGCGCCGTGAATTATTCGCGGCTGGTTTACACCCGCCACGCTCTGGGCGCCGCCCTGGAGGACGGCCTGCGGCATACGGACCTGCCGCTGTCGCTGTGTTTGGACGACTGGACGCTGGTCCACGTCGAGACGTGGCACGGCCGGCCTACGGGAATCCTGGTGCGCCGCCCAGTGAATTCCAACCCGCGCCTTCACTTGGTCCTAGCAATAAGCGTGCCAGATTGCCGCGTTAAGACCGTTTGGATTAACCGCGCGGACGACAATCACCGCACGCTGGACCGGGCGAAATATGTGTCCGCCCCTTGACGCGGGCCGCGACCTGCGCCATATTACGCCATGAATAACATACCTGATTTTGTTTTGATAGCTGCGTGGTTTCTCGGTCTCGGTGTATGCGCCGCGGCCAAGCTTTTTTTCTGGTATTGGGTTATCAAGCTTTGTATTAACGACGTTGCGGATGGGGTGGCGGACCGCTTGAAAAAGTAATGACTTGACATCGGCCACGACCTGCACCACATTACGCCATGAGCAACGAGACAACGACGGAGATTAAGATTGAAACCCTGCTGCCCTGGGGTGCGCCGAAGCGCGTGCGCCTGCAAGACGGCACCGAGCGCATCCTTCGGACCTGCTTTTCCACGCCGTCATCCTTCTGGGACGCCTGGAAGCAAAATAAGCCCGCGCTCCAGCAAGCGGGCATCTCGCCGAAGCGCCAGCCGGACGGCGCCTGGATAGTGAATTGGTGGGCCGCGGTTGACCCGGTCGCCGCCAAGGCGGAGCAGGCCAAGCGTGCCGTTGTCGCCGAGGCCAGCCGCGCGACCGATGCGGCCATCGACCTGCCCCGCCCGGCCGGGCTGAACTACCTGCCGTATCAGAAAGCCGGCGTGGCCTACGGGCTGGACTGCTGGGCGCACAAGCGCGGGGTTCTCATTGGCGACGAAATGGGTTTAGGAAAAACAATTCAGGCCATCGGGCTCATCAATTGCACGCCGTCAATCAAGTCTGTCATCATCGTTTGCCCGAACACGCTCAAGCTGAACTGGGCACGCGAGCTGAAGAAATGGCTCGTCCGGCCGATGTCGGTTGAGGTTCAGTATTCGAACAAACCCTTTTCCCGCGCGGACATCGTCATCGTGAATTATGACGTGGTCCACAAGTTTCTGACGGACCTTTCGAACCGTGACTGGGACCTGCGCATTTGTGATGAGAGCCAATACATCAAGAACCCCAAGGCACGCCGCACGAAGTCCACGCTGGCCATCCGCGCTGCCCGCAAGGCTGCGCTGACGGGAACGCCCATCGAGAACCGGCCCATCGAGTTGTGGCCTGTCCTGAACGACCTGGACCCCAGCGCGTGGCCCAAGGGCGGGTTTTTCCAGTATGCTCGCCGCTATTGCGCCGCCAAGCAAAACGGTTTCGGCTGGGACTTTTCCGGCCACAGCAACGAGGCGGAGTTGCAGCATCGGCTGCGGTCGTCCATCATGATACGCCGCTTGAAAAAGGACGTGTTGAAGGAACTGCCTGCGAAGCAACGCCAAGTCATCGAGTTGGACACCGCCGGTTGCAAAGAGCTGCTCGAGCTGGAGGAGTCGATGGTGTCCGAACGCGAGGCCGCGCTTGTTGAGTTGCGCGCACGCGTCGAGCTGGCCCGCGCTGGTGAGTCGCGCGAAGACTACGCGGAGGCAGTCCACGCGCTGCGCAGCGGGCAAGGCGCCGCGTTTGAGGACATGGCTGAGTTGCGGCACAAGGTCGCCGAGGCCAAGCTTCCGCAATGCCTCGCGTTCATCGAGGACGCGATGGAATCCGGCAAGGTGATAGTGTTCGCGCATCACCTGGACATTGTCGCGGGCGTCGTCGCGAAGTTTCCCCAGGCGGCGGTCATCACGGGCAACACGCCCGCGCCGAAGCGCATGGAACAGGTTGACCGCTTCCAGAATGACCCCGAGTGCAACATTTTCGTGGGCAACCTTGCCGCGGCTGAAGGGCTGACCCTGACCGCCGGCTCGCACGTTATTTTCGTCGAGATGCAATGGGTGCCCGGCAAGCATGCGCAGATGGAAGACCGCGCGCACCGCATTGGGCAGAAGGACAGCGTGCTGTGCAGCTACCTCGTGCTCGAGGGCTCGCTTGACGCGCATATGTCGCGCACCATCGTGGAAAAGCTGAATGTCATTGACGCGTGCCTGGACAAAATCACGGACTGGACCGAAGCCGACGTGGAGGAAGTCGAGCCGGTGACCAAGGTCCGCCTGACCTTCGAGCGCGTCGCTGCCGAAGCGAAGCTGGTGTCTGACCGCTGCGTGGAGCTGGTCCACCTCGGGATGAAGATGCTTGCCGGCGGGTGCGACGGAGCGTGTAAGCTGGATGACGTGGGCTTTTCCGCGGTCGATGTTCAAATCGGGCATGCGCTTGCGCACCGTTCCACCATCACCCAAAAACAGGCCGCGCTGGGCTGGAGAATACTTTGTAAATACCATCGCCAGCTCGGTTCCGAATTCATCGCGGAGTTGAAGGCCGCGGCAGCAATCAAGCTATGAAAACAGAATTGGAAAAACAAATCGATGCCCGGTTTGCCGAAATGGGCTTTCCGGACCCGGACAACAAAGCCATCACGCCGGACTTGCGCGCGGAGATAGCACGGCAGCTCGGGCTGTTCTACAACGGGCACACGCTCGTGGTTGACCGCCGGCAGCCGGGGCACCTGAAAATCTATGCGGTCACCCTTCAAGCTGAATGAAAACACTATCCTACTTGCTATTTCTGGTTTGTTTTATGTGCCTGGGCATTTCCTTTTGGCCGGCGGTGGCGCTGGTCTGGTTCCTCCGGCTCGAGGCAAAAACAGGGGTTGACAATTTGCCAAAACGCCACACTGGGAATAGTGATGAATAACAACGTGATGGTTGGGCAGTTTTTGGTCGATGGTGCGCCGGTCACCGTCGAGGTTCCTTGCAACGGCGTAGGTGCCGAGGCGAAGGACGTATATAAGGCCCTGCTGGTTGAGGTGCGGAAGCTGTGCCCGGACGCGCAGACGGTCCGGCGCATCGGCAGCAAAATCGAGAAGCGCGACAAGGGCATTATCCGGTTGACCGAAGGCCAGACGGTGCGACAGCTTTTCCCGCAGAACGGCGACGAGAAATCGCTTTTCTTGAACGTGGGCCAAGTGTTTTTCCACGGGTCGGCTTGTGAAATTGTCCTGCGGTTCAGCCGCGGTCAGGACCGGGTTCACATCACGCTGCGTGACCGCCTGCGGGGCACGCCCGTGAACTTGACGGGTGGCTACATCCTGGGCGGCGCGCTCGCCGCCAACCTGGAACAGTCAATCACGAGCCTGCTGGGTTCCACGGCGCGGGACTTGAAGTTGCGCATCGAATGAAGTTTTGTTGCAACAAAATCTGTCGCTTTCACCTTGAATGCACAGATGACGCTAACCGATTACGGTATGTGGACGCTGTTCGTGAATTTGAGGGGATGGACGCTACAATTGAGGTTCGGCGTTTTAAGATTGTGGATAACAACGCGGGGCATTCGTATTGGTTTTGTGAAATCTGTGCGAATGCCGTTGCGATGGTAAACGAACCAAAACATGAGAACCGAAAAGAAGAAAAATCTAGTGGAGGTTGAACCCCTCGGAAAAGTCCAGGTGGAGACGGGCCGATGCACTATCGTAACGATGGAAGACGGGCACCTGTCCGGCTGCGGCCGTAGTTTTGAAGAGGCGGTTGCGGCTCTGCGCCGCAACGTTGCCGTGGGCGCAGTAAACGCCCAGCGCGGCGCGAAGGGAGCGCAACCCAAGTGAACACCGCCCACAACGACGAGCGCGCCCTGTCGCGCGTGCTGCACTTGACGCGTCAACAGCGCCGCGCGCTCGAGCGCAAGTCTGCCAAGCGCACGCCGTCCAAAATTTTTCCGACGCACTTTTCGGAGTCGTCATTTTTTGCGCGTCTCGAGAAACGCAGCATTGCGTATCTTGGTCGGCAACAATTGCGCCTCAAGCGGCTCTTGGCAAATTGTGACCGTCTCGTTTCTGAACACGGCGGACCGGATAGCGTGGTTGCCCGGCTGGTCATCCAGGACCGCGCCGTCTGGGAGCGGCAACTCACTCTGGTTCATGGGGTTATAGTGAAACGCACCAAAATGCCCGCGAGACGAGATGCCCGGCCGTTGAAGGTCCAACGGCAAAAAGTCAAAGCGGAAATGGAAAAAAAGTGGAGCTGAAAAATCAGTCTATGAACCCAGTTTTCTACCGAGAGTTGCGAGAAATTATTTTGTCGGCGAGACGCCGCGAGCAGACCTTGGAAGTCGCCCGCCGCTTTCTCGGGACTGGTCGGCCCGTGCTGACGACCAGTGACGACCGCCCCCGTATACCCCAACCAAATTCCGATAATGAAATCGTCGGACCAACCTGTTAATGACCATGCCCAATCATCAAGACACCAAGAGAACGCTCAACCAGACAGCGAGGGAATTCCTTGCGACCCTTCCGGAATTCCAATCGGTCCCACCGGCGTTTGGCGCCGCGCTGCCTGGGCACCCTGGCAAGACTCAGAGTGGTTCGCCGAGTGGAAGCGGCTCGCTGGAATTACCAGCGCAAGTGAGCCCCTCTCGTATCTACATCCTCGGCCCGATGCGGGGACATGACCAATACAATTTTCCCGCTTTTTACGCGATGGCGGTAAAGCTTTTGGCTGCGGGCTATGACCCGGTGAACCCGGCGGACCTGGACCGCCAGGACGGTTTCAGAATTGAAACGCTCGCAAAGGACCACGACTTTACGACGTATCCTGCGGGCATGGACGCGGAGCAAGTGGTGCGGCGTGACCTGACGGCCATCATGGGCTGTGCTGGCTACGTTGCGCTCCCCGGCTACGAGAAGTCCAAAGGTGCGACCGCCGAGAAGTCGGTATTTGACTGGCGCTGTGCTCAGCGGCTCGAGCTGGCCGGAGATGGAAAATCGTTTTTCTCCGTTCGCAACGACCTGCCGCCCCAGGGGCTTACCAACCCCAAGGACATCGCCGGCTCCAAGAAACCCCCGCTGCGTTTGCTGCCCACGGTCGCGCTTCTGTATCTCTCGCGCGTGATGGCCTTAGGCGCCAAGAAGTATGGCGAGTGGAACTGGCGCGCTTCGAAGGTCCGCGCCACCATCTACGACGAGGCCGCGTTGCGTCACATCTTCGCGCTACTCGACGGGCAGGACACGGACGAAGAGTCCGGGCTGCCGCACGAGGCGCACATTATGGCGTGCATGGCCATCAAGCTGGACGCGCAAGCGTGTGGCCAGCTTATCGACGACCGCAACAAGAGCGGCAACGTTCCCAATCTCATCAAACAACTCACCGAAAAATCGTAATGAACAAGCTGGAAACCTCCCCAATCAATCACATCGCATTCGTTCTCGACGAGAGCGGGTCGATGGAAGACTTAGCCGACACTGTTGTGCGCGTGTTCGACGACCAAATCAAAACGCTGGCCAAGCGGTCCGTCGAACTGAACCAAGAGACACGCGTCTCGCTCTACACTTTCTCTGGCAGTGAAGTCCGGTGCGTGGTGTATGACAAGGACGTGCTGCGCTTGCCTTCACTTAAGGGCCATTATAGGCCCGGACACAACACACCGCTCATCACGGCGACCGTCAAAGCGCTGGAAGACCTGTTGCTTCAGCCGGAACTTTACGCGGACCATGCGTTCCTCGTTTACGTCATCACGGACGGCATCGAAAACGCGTCGGACGTTCCATCATTCGGCAAGCTGCCTTTGCTTTTTAATCGCACCAGGGCGAAGAAAAACTGGACGGTAGGCGCGTTGGTTCCCGACCGGCATGGCTTGCAGCGCTGTGTTGGCTTTGGTTTCGACCACGGCAATGTCATGGTGTGGGATGCCACGACCCGCAAGGGCTTGGAGGATGTCGGCGTGGCGATGACCGCCGCGACGGAAAGTTACATGACACTGCGCTCGCAGGGCGTGCGTTCGACTACGTCGCTGTTCACCGCCCAGGTGACCGCGAAGCGGCAGGACGTGACCAAGGTTCTGAAGCCGGTCACCAACCCGTATACGGTCTACACGCTGCCGACCACGGCGACGCGCGAGGCCATCAAGGACTTCGTCGAACGCCGCTCGCGCAAGGACTACGTGGTGGGCTCCGCTTTTTACCAACTGGTGAAAACGGAAACCATCCAGGCGAACAAGCGCATCTGTCTGCGCACGGTGCCCGACGGTCGTCTTTTCTCGGGCAACCTGGACGAAGTGCGCGGCGTGCTCGGCCTGCCGGCCGGCGGGGACATCAAAGTCGCGCCCGGTGAAATCAAGGACTTCGTGGTTTTCATCGAGTCCACGTCCGTCAACCGCAACATTATCCCTGGCCAGGAAGTTCTGGTCATGAAACTGTAATGCCCTACATCCCGCAAGACAATCGGACCGTTTACGACCTGGACATCGAGCGGCTGCTGGACACCATTGCCCAGCAGACCTCGGTGTCACCGGGCGAGCTGAACTACATCATCAGTCGCCTCGTTTGGTCGCGCTTTAATGAGCGACCCAGCTACACCCGCGCCAACGAATTGGTTGGCGTGTTGGAGTGCGTGAAGGCCGAATTTATTCGGCGCAAGCTGAATGGATACGAAGACGGAAAAATTGCCGAGAACGGGGACTTGAAGGAAGTTTTATGACCTATGTTTAAGCGAATCAAAAGCTGGCTCCGCAACAAGTTCAAGTCCCGTGCGCAGCGTGACCGTGAGAGCGGGTATTATGACCGCCTGCCTTCGGTAAACGGGCTGGACCTGGACGAAATCAACGCGCGGATGGCCGGCCACAAGGCGTTTAAGGTCGTCAGCACAGGGCGACCCATGTCCGTCTGTGAGCGCTTCAGAACGTTTCGCCGGCGCTATGGCAAGTGGCCGAACCCGAAGCAACTGCTCGCGGTTTTGTTTCCGTCGGAGTGGCTCGCGGAAAAGCTGTGGCCCAAGTGGGACCCTACCATGCCCAACGCGCTGGTGGCGCCCCGGGCCGGCTACTACGACTGCGACACGGGACGCGTTTACGACTGCAACCACAAGCTTATTCGCACCCGGCATCCCGGTGTTTAACCCCCATCGCAACGACCGTGAGCTGTGGTCATACCTCGTGGCCACCGCTTTTCACGTTCCGCCCTCGCCCCATCGCAATATCATTTTGACGGACCTGAGGGTGCTTCCGAAGACGGCCGCGCACTTTGGCGACTGTAGCGAGAACGGCCTAATCCGGCTCCGGTTGCGTCGGGCCAGCGGCCGGCGGCTCGAGCCATACAACATCCTAGACACGCTGGCACATGAGCTGGCGCACCTGTCCTTCTGGGAACACACCGACCACTGGTTCCGGGAGCACCTGCGCATCCAAAGCCACTTTTTGAACCGGGGCATTTACTCGGACGTGTGTGGTTTGTGCCGTTGACAATTCGAACTTTGCCACCACTTCTTATGCAAGAACGTGAAAACAATTCTAGCCCTCCTTCTGGCGGCAACGACCCTGTTTGCCGACGACCCGACATCAATTCCGCTCCCGCCCCCGCCGGCCCAGATAGTGCTGAGCTGGGACGAGGCCCTGGAGGCGATAAGCCGCCGGCTTCACTACTGCCCGCCGGACCAGTTATTACTCGGCCCGGAGGACGGTTACTACACGTCGCCGTCGCAGGAGCAAATCAACGACCTGATGGTCTTCTTCAAGGCGCGCCGGGAGATGGTGCCGTGGCTGGAGGAAGTTTTCGACTGCGACGACAAGGCCACCGAATTCAAATACCTCGCGACGCTCTGGTCCGTGCGACAGTGGCGTGGAAACTATCCCGGAGTGTTGGTCGGCAAAGCTTACGTGCGACTCAACGGCGACTATTCCGAGCTGATGCCAGGGAGCAAGGGCGAGTGGGTGACCGGTCTGCACGTCCTAAATTTTGTTGTTCGAAACGACGGGGAGATATTTTTCATAGAGCCGCAGACGGGCTGTATTTCCGAGGTGTCCTCCTTTATTTATGAGGGCTCGATAGAGATATTGAAGCTGGAGTATTGATGCCTTACAAGGACAAAGAAAAGAAGCGCCAGAATATGGCGAAGTGGAGGAAGGCGC